TGTGTGCATAATGAACATCAAGTATTAAAGGCTTAGTGTCTTGATAGTTAATCTCTTCAATCGTGTAGCCTGATTCCATCAGTGTTGACTGTTCCGCAGGAATAATCTCGAAGATATTGTGTTGGTATTTTTGCAAACAAATCATCTCTTCCATTCCTTGTTTTAAGTTTAAAGAAGTCATCCTCATCTACACTGCATTTTAACTTTAAATCATCGTAAATGTCAACTGGATTTACCAAAATAAAATCATCGTCAGTTTCAAATGCAATCATCCTGTCAACCTTTGTTGGCACACCCCACCCAATATTACCCGCTACATTTTTAAACTCGTAATAGTGTATTGTAGAATCAACATTTGCATCCCTTCTGTTATTTTTTTTCTTACCCTTTACGTCAATCTTCCCTTCCTTGCAGAGTATATCCCAGTGTTCGCTTCTATCCTCTGATCTTGTTGCTCGTCTGATAAAAGAATCCCCAATCATTTCTATGAATCTGTCTTCAGTAACAAGACCTTTCTCATAAAAACTTTGCCATTTATTTTTCATTTATCCAATCCTGTATCCTATCATTTAACTCCTCCTTAGTTTTAACGAACACGTTATCAACGTGCATATAAGTTTGCTCATCAGTGCTTGCTAGAAAGTGCCACCCTTGTGCGGTGTTTGATCTTTCAACCCTGTACTTCCCCACCCTACCTAAGTTAAACGCACTACCCCTACCCCATTCAATGCTTGACATCTGGGCCTCTTGATTCTGGTGTAAACCCTACAACATTTTCACCATCATGCTGTCTTAGCATACGCTTTAAAGCCCTCCACATATACTCATGCCCTGCATACTCTGCCTGTTGAGCGCAACCTTCAAGTAAAGATTCCATTTCCTCAATGTCAAACAGTTCGTGATCTATACCGTCTTGAGTTAACTCTAGTGCAGAATCAAAATGAAATACAATCATTGCAGGTATACTCATTTTATATTCTTTAAAGTTTTAGCGGCTAAAAAGGCTTGAAAGTTTTCTTCGATTTCGGTTGATCGAACCGCCTCAAATTTACCAGACGCTTTGTCACACCTAAGTATATAGGTAGCATCCACTGGTATACCATGCATATCTTCGACTGCTTTGGCATACGCCGCAACTTGTAAATAATATTCTGGATAAACCCTCTTACTCGTTTTCCAATCAATAACACAATATTCTCCATTAATAATAGCCCTTGCATCAACAGTTCCTGCATATTTATATTTTCTATGATAGATTTTTTCTTCGGCTGATTTCCATTCAACCACATTTTCACCAACCCAATCTTGAAAAGCATGAATAGCATTAACAGCCTCTTCTTGCTTTGGCATCTTAGGTATTTCACCCTCTGCTATCTTCCAATTAATTGCGGCTTCTACCCACTCATGAGTAAGGCTACCTATGTTTAAGGCATCTCTTGACACCCCCCTGTAAGCGCCCTTCATTCCTTTCAACAATGGCTCTAAGGCCATTCGAGACTTGTACACGCTAGTCTTTTTAGATGATGCTTCTTGGTCGAAGAAGAAGTTCTTCTCCAACCAATCACCACCCACCTTTAAAGCCCATGGTACAAGAGCAGGTTTAGAAATGATGTCTAATATTTTAGTAGCATTAGGCACCACCTCTTTACCCACCTTGTATGAATGAAGTTTGCTATCGAATAACATCTCAACAACTTCTCCATCATGGTACTCTATCTTCATTAGAAAGGAACTTCTGTTGAAGAAGATTTACTGGCGTTAGATTTACCAGACCCATTCATGGGTGGTTCCATCCTGTAATATCTGGGCGGTTCTCATTACCTTCCTTATCGTTTACAAACAGCGATACATCTCCATCTTTTTCTTGATAATCACTCATAAGAGTTTCCTATATTAAGTTATTGTTAAATCTTCGATTGGCTTGCTCAGTTCTCCAGACTTCAATGCGAAGTTCCAGTGACTTGAGTTCCCATCTTAGACGCTCTTCGTTTTCAATCGCAACCGCTACACCTTCAATTGTTTTTGCAACCTGCGGTTGTGTTGAAACCCAATTCTCTTTGTCGGCTACCGTCTTGCCTACCGCTGTAGCATACAACAAAGACCTTTGAGTCTTTTTAAACTCCGTTAACTGATATGTTTCGGCTTTAGCCTTTGCATATTTAGGAGAAGTTTCTTCTATCTTTTCTAGGTAGTCTTCCACTACCTGCTCAATTGTTTTCATATTTCTATTATACCTTGATTAAATGCTGTGTCAAGTGTTCTGAGAATAAAATATCCCTGCCAATCCATAAACTCTGCATCACCTGAGTGCATCTTATTATGACAGGTAAAACACATTGGCATTGTCAACCAGTCACTAGCCTTGTAGCCCATGCCCCCTGACAGCGGGGACATTCTACCCTTTAAATGATGAGCGACTACCGTACCATCTCTTGCTTCACAACCACTACAAGGTAGGGTAGCCACCCATTCTGTATACGCTTTACTCTTGATTCGTTTTGCCATTGTTTTTCTTTTGTTCTTCGATTAATATGTTAGCATACTCAATGATCTTTGCCAAGTCTGACAAAGGTTCACCTTTCTTATCCCATCTACTAGCGTATTTTACTATGTTAGCGGAACAAAAGTCAAGCCTATTTGCAATAATATATTCAATAGGTTGAATCCTCATTATGTAATGCGAAGGTTTCATTTTTATTTTCCGTCAGTTACTACCTGTTCAATCAATTGATACACTATTTCCTCAAGGTTTTTAACCTTCTCTTCAAGAGTATCAATACGCTTTTGCATTTCTAACTTATGTATACCTTCTTTGGGAGAATTGTATCCGTCTAAGTTTATCATATACCACACACTCCGCTCAAGCATTGCTCTTCTGAGTTATCCTCATAGATCACACCACGCTTAGCGTTAGCCTCTTCGTAAGGTACAGATGTTATAGGTTGACCACCCCTAGCACTATCTGGGTACACTGTTAGCCCCCTTAATCCACTAGCGTAGTCACTAATGATTTTGGCAAACGACTTTATCTTATCCTCATTGTTAAGATCACTACCCCATGCGGGAAGGTTTAACGTGGAACTAATAGCGTGATCTACATACTTCTGCAACCCATGTTGAAACTTAATTCTACGTTCTGGATCAGCGGCAAGATCAACAGCAGATTCAATTTTATCTGGGTCAATACCAGAATCAATTAATCCTTGCGCTGTACCGTCAACGACAAACTGATGTTTCCATTTTGTTCCATCCGAAAGGTAACGTCTGCGGTATGCGACTGCGTATATTGGTTCCACCCCAGAAGTAGTCCCTGCGAGGATAGAGATTGTTCCTGTTGGAGCAATTGCTCTGTAGCCTTTAGGACGGTTGAGAAAAAGTCTGTCGCAGTGTTCATCTGCCGCTTTTTTACTTTCTGTTTCATAAACTTTCATCCATTGTTTCAGTTCATCCACCATTTCATATTTGTATCCACGTTTCAGCAACCACTCGTGCATACCCATCAACCCTAAACCAATACGACTATTCTTCTGCCTTGTCTCGCTTACTTTTTCGTAGGGAACTTGCGCCCTGATAAGCCCACAAACAAGGAACTTACTAGCAACAGTAACAACATCCCGAAACTCATCAATGCTGTCAATGTTAGCCATATTAATAGACCCAAGATTACAAACGTCGCTATCATCTTCGCTAGTAATTTCTGTGCAAGCGTTACGAAGTGTTTCATTTTGCTTGTCTCCAAAGTTAAATGAGAATCCGGGCTCTCCTGTCATCAATGCCTGAGTTACATTCTTTAAAAACGTAGGATCAAGGTGTCGTTTCTCAGAGTTTAACCATGCGTCATCGTAATTCAAACTGATGTTCATCATATCCAGAGGAGCATGAGCATTGAAGTCTTTTTCTTTTGCCGCTTTTACTTCATCACTCCAGTTCTTGATAGTCAATAAATCGTGAGCATCTTCATGCTTCCAGTTCATGCAACCATACATAGCACTGCGTCTGCTACCACCCTGCATTACGTTGCGTCCAATCTCATTGGTTGCAAGTAGGAAAGGAATCGGCCCACTACTAACACCGCCTGTCTTGGATAGCGTTCTGCCTTTAGGTCTAAAGTTTGTAACATCCATTCCAATACCACCACCTGTCATTAGGCAAGACCCTGCACGTTTCCAAAGGTCTGCCCATTCTTCCCTGCTATCTTCTTCTGCTTTAAGCAGGTAACAATTATTATAGAACCTTGCTTCTCTACCTGCATACCACAAGTATCGACCTCCGGGCAAGAACTTAAAGTTCGCAATGTCTTGGGCAAGTTTATCTTGATCTGATTTATCCATCAGATTATTTTTCTTACCATCCATCGTACCGCATACACTGTTGACTACATTGTGCGCCTTGTCACTCCACGTTTCATACGCATTACTAGCATACTTCTGTTTAAAGATTGTCTCGCCTAGTTCGGTTCTAAATTTCATAGTGATGCCTCATATTCTTTACGCCATTTCTCAATTTCTTTACCATGCCTTTCTTCCATAAGTTTATCATAACCTTCTGGCGTAGCCCATGATGCAGGGTTTCTGTTTGAATCAAACGCTGAAGGGTAGTACAAGTACCGCCCGATACCCCACAATACACCCGCTCGTTTGAGCGCATCACTGATACCGCCCTTGTCGCCCTCGATATTAGTGTCACCCGCCCCATCAGATTTAGTAACCCACTTGCCATTAATAAGACAAGACAGTTTGCAAATCATCCTACCCCCAATATGCTCGTAGTGCGCTTGCCACCCGCCAACATCAAAGACTTCATCAAGTCTATTCATTACCTGACGCGCATCAATGTAAACCAACTCTTTACCACCTGCACCTTTGCGCCAGTGATGCTGTGCAAAAGGTTTCTTTAACTCTATCTGTATATGTTTCATATTATTCCTTTTGTTTTTTGATTGCTTCTGGGATATCTTCTCCGATGTCTTTTACCAAAACTTCGTGATACCCACCATCGTTATCATACCACCCATGATACACCTTGTCAATTAATTTTTGGCGGTGAATAATAAATGGGTTATCTTTGGTTCCTTGACCCTCAACATTTCCGTAAGAATATTTTACTGGTGAAAAGAATTCATCCATAAAACTTCGGGGAGTCCAATTGCTATAATTTTGTTTCATTTTGTTTCCTTATAAAATGTTTAGCATCTACGACTGCTAACGGTTCTTGCCTGTTACGTTTAATGATAAGCAAAGGTTCGTAGCCCCCTGCATTTGATTGCGCTTGTTTCCAAGCGTCCCACAAATTAAGTCGCTCGACGTTCTTACATTCGATAGAGTATGGGAATAACTCTCTTGCTTTAGGCGACAGCATAACATCTTCACCTTGTGCGCCCATGCTCCTCGAATGAACATCGTCATCATCCAGTTTGAATATCTCAATTAGCGAGTCCCTTACCCACTGCTGTAACCTTCTCCCTTTTGCTTTTCCTGATGATGTTTTCATTTGCAAATTCCTTTAACCCACCTGTTTCTAGTTTACCCGCATTGCCACCCTTTGCGGGAGTTGGTAATATACCTTTGGGATGTAAGCCCTGATTGTAGTAATTCAGTGACGCCATGTCAAGTTTTAAATCCAAGTCTAGTTCCGCACCATCAAAGTGTCTTGCTTTACATAGGCTCATGTAAGCATCCGCATGAGGGTCATCATACAGTCTACCCAAGATGATTACATTGTCTGCCCTGTTGGTTATGTCGGCACTACCCGCTACACTCCATTTGTCTAGCCTATCCTTGACGCTACCGCCTTTACGAGCATGAGCAACCAAGATGATATGGATGCCCAAGTGTCTGGCTGTATTGGCGATAGACTGCACAACTTGTTTCTGACCATTCCAATCATCACTGTTCAGGCTCATTGTCATTAGCGAATCAATCAAGACTATATCAATATCAAGATTGTCTTTTGCATACCGCATGACTGACAGCAATGCTTTTGGCGTGATAGTTCCATGCTGATCATAGAACCATAACTTATCCTTTGCCCACTTGGTAAACTCAAGACCCGCATCTATATCGGGTTTATTCTGAAGTGATGCCTGACGCCACATTCTAGCCAGTTGAGACTTGGGTGACATTTCCAGTGAGATTGACAGACATTTCTTGCCCTGATCCATAGCAGACAAGAGTATCTGACTAGCGAATAAAGATTTACCCGCCCCATTAATCCCCGCTAGTACTGTAACTTCTTCATCGCGCAATCTAAACTTGTCATCAAACTGGGACAGCGGTAGTTTGGTTCCCGACATTGCTTCATCGAGATTAAAAAAGTCAAGAGTTTCCTGAGTAAAATCATTTGATGGTCTTATCTTGCGCTCGACAGCAGTTAGACTTTCGTATTTTTTGAGGTCTTCGTTTGTGATTTCCATATTCTAGTTCCGTATCTCCAGTTTCCACCATGACGGTAGTATTGATCGAAAGGTTTACCACCTGCATTGTAGAACTGATCCCAGTTCTGACCCTGTATGTTGGGTCTAATGGATGCAGACTCTACCCTTAATGGTTTGTTATGGTCATTATCCATAAATTTTGTAGCAACTTTCCCTGACAACCGCTGTAGTCTACCATAAATTGCCCATGCTTCCAAGAGTATTTTGTTAGAAACACTGCTTGATCTTGATAAAATGTTAAGGCATTTAACAGCACTGTTAAGCAAGGTATCTGAGTTTACCTCAGACTGATGGCGAAGATTCGCCACCAATCTTTTGGGTACATTCCTCAGAATCTTTATTGCTCTTTCTTCTACTCTTCCCATTGGCGTCTAGTGTCCTGATCTTCTGCTTTAGCCATGTCTCTTTCCTGAAGTATGAATACCCCCTGCGTCAAGATAGCATCCAACTGAGCCTCGCTAATGGGTATGCCATTGCCGTTGATCTCAAGGCATATAGAGTCATCGCCCCCCTCATAAAGATCAATTCGATTGACGGTATCCACAGTCAAGTATTCATCCAAGAGTTTGTTGGCCTCGACCCTGATATCTCGAAGGTATTCATCATGGTCAATTTGGTCATCGCATAAATTCATTTCATTCACCGTAGTTTGTGTAGTAATAATCTTCCAATTCATCCTGACTAATGCTATCAGATATTAGTTCCTCGATCAAGTCAATCTTTGCCTGATCCAGATATTTATACATGGGGCTTGATAACTCATTGACCATTTCCCATTTGATATCATCGTGATTGTCTTTATTCAAATTTAAATTGTACATTTTATTTCCTTTTGTGCGTTAGTTTGTGTTTACTTAATCCTTCGTGAACCTTGACAACATCATTATTATCTAGCATTTCTATAATAAAATCAATCTCTTCTAGGCCAAAGTTAGATACAATATGATCCACTATATTATCGGGGTGATCCATCCCACCATTGTGTAGCACCGTCTGCATTACATCATATATGTCTTGACTCAATATCTTATCCATTTTTATAATCCTTTAATCTAGTCTCGACTGTGCATAACATTTTACACCATTAGACTTTAAGTGTCTAGCGTATGCAACCGCACCTGCTTCTTTTGAGGATATGTTTTGAGTCGGATGGCCTGATGGATTCCAAATATCGTATCCCCCATTCCATGCTTTGTTATCCACAATTCCCGCCTTTTTTAATTGTCTGGCGAATGATTGGGTGGCAGGGGTAATCTTGACCCATGCAAACCCGCAAGCATCCCATTCGCCCTGTTTTTCGTGGTGATCCTGAGTAGCCTTTTGCGCCAGTGCTACCGCTTCATTGTGAATTCTGATTGCGTCTGCCTGTTTCATTTTGCTTTCCTGTTGTAAGAGCCTTTGCCCTTCTTTGGTTTGTGGGTTGAAGGGCGATTGAAATTGTGTTTCGCCACTAAGTTTCGTGCTTTCATTTTATTCCCCTAAATAATCCATGTTTTCCCAATCCTCTGGTAGCATACCAGTGATCAGTAATTCTCTCTCATTGGGGTAAAGGTAAGGAAAAGCATCCTGTACCAGTTTACCCTCGATCCATTCGCGAATATTTCTCATTATACTTTCTGGCGACACTGAATGGTCAGAGTGTGTAATAGAAAAACTACGATTTCCCCCAACATCCTTGAATACATTTACGCAACGAAACGTAGTGGATGTTTTATCGTGAGTGACGCTGTGTAGTCCTTTGTAAATCATTTTTATTACCTTTGGTTTGTTTCAGTAGGGCGACTATAAAACAGGTAAATTTGATTGTCAACAATTATTTTTAGAAAAGTAGCAATTAATTATCTTTTCCCTGGCTTTCCCTTTATTATCAATGACTTACCTTAAAAGATAATATTAATAAGAAGTTTTTTCTTTTTTTTATTTTAACTGTGGTACAATCCATAGTCGAGCGGGTCAAGACTCATTAAATTATAGGGCTGATTATCCCTGCATCTTGCCGAAAGTAATTAGCGGTCTACAGCGTCTTAAGACGGACGGATAAACGAGCGATAAGTTGCCATAAAAGGGGCGTTGGTTTCACAGCCAATTAAAATAAGTGTACTCGATAAACTGTAGCGTTGACCTCAACGATGATGCCACAAGAGCGGAGTTGAACTAAACAGCGGGGGCAACTTCGGTCTAAATGACAATTATAAATTGAACGATAGGCAAAACCTATCAATTACTAAACTGGCGGTTAAGGCTATCAAGCGATAGTTTATATCTATCACTGAATTAGATGACCTATAAAG